ATTACTTGTGTAGCCAAATGTGTAACTAAAAGAACATAAAGGCAGCAGCAACAGTACCCATAATGCTGAGTGCCTTATCACGCTTTTCTTGTGCTGTTGTTTCATGTTCATCCTTTGGCATTGGTATCTCTGCTGTCTGTACTGCCCAGGCATCTTTAGCTTGCTGTCCTATCAAACCATCTATAGGGCAAGGTGTACCTGCTGACATCATTGCTTTCCATACATCTGGGTCTTGACACATAACGCTTACTGCTGCAACTTTCATACCAAACATATATAACTTCTGTGCTTTCTTTAACCGTAAACAATTCTGTTCTGTGTATGTTGTACCTACTGACAGTCCTAGTATCTGTGTCTGTACTGAACCACTTGAGGAAATCGTACATAAATCTGAGTTATTACCACTGCCGAATTGTGGTGCTATTGCACTCGGAGGTGGTGATTTAACCGTTGTTACGTTTGTGCCTGTACTTGTAACTACGCTAGTCGAGTCAGTAACTATAGGGTCAGCAGCTCTTACAACCGTTGGTATTACTAATGTAATCCAAAAGACTGCAACGACTAACCCAGCTATTAAATTGTTACGAACTCTGTCAGACATTAGATAGCGTTAGCGTCTACCATCTCTTGATAAGCAGTCTTAACTGCACTAGTCCAAGTCGCTGTTGCTATTGCTTGTACTCTAGCATCTTCACCGCTTATGTCTGTGTCACCCCAAGAGCCATCTGTTTTAGTGCTAGGTGATATAACGTGTCTGTGGAATGATGAACTTAATACCACTCCATCTTCAAGAACTCTTGTTGCTGTGCGAACTTGTACCTGTCCTTTTTCTAATACTTCTATCTTATCTACTACTGTTTCTTTAGTTAATGCCATTGCATTCTCCTGTTGTTAAATGTCTGTTCTAAGCAATCCACTTAGAGTAATTATGAAGCTGTGTTGTAAGAAAGTGACCACCAGATTTGGTTAGAATCACCTGTTGTTCTCAAGTCTGAAGTAGTGATAGCAGTGTCGCTACCCCTTCGCATTTCAATCCTATCAACATTAAGAAACCCACCTATAGTTTGAGTTAGTCCACTGTCAAAGTTTTGTATATTACCAACCTTACCTCCATAACCTCCAACAGCTCCATTAGGTGTAAAAGGTATTCCTGATATTCTTAAATTACCACTACCACCAGATACCGAAGAAGTGTTTAAATAAATACCAAGAATTACAGTATTGCCAATTTTCGTATATGTGCCTCTCTGGGTAGTATAACTTATGGTTGGAGCAGTACCTGAAGAACCATATACAGGAGTCCAAGTACCTTCCTCATAATCGTCTAAAGTATTAGCATCTACATTAGTTGTTGCACCTAAAACAATTCCTTTACCAGCAGTACCAAAAAGTAAATCACCTGTGCCTACTGTTACACTATCAGAAGAATCAATAATCATTTGAGGAGTATTTGCATTGTAATTACTTTCTCCCCCATACAAACATAACTTAGGGTTAGCATTTGTTGCACCTGTAGCTATTGCTTTTATGCCACAAATCTGTGGGTCAGGTGAAGAACTGGAATCATTAGACTTAAATTGTATTCCGCCTATAAGGTCATCTACTGCAATCGAAGTATCATTTCTCGATAGAATTAACTCTGCACCAGTAGTTGTTTCAGCAGTAACATCTCCAACTGTTAATGTTCCAGCTTGGTCTATACTCGCTACCTCTGAGCCATTGCTCTGGAATTTAATGTCATTACCTGACCCATCCGCATTTAGAATTAAATCTTCTGCACTACTCTTTAAGACTGACATAATCTAGCCTCCCTTGTTCGTTGTTTGGTTGCTTTCATTTTTAGTTTAGTTTCTTTCGTATGTTTTCTACCTGTAATCCAAGGTAGTTGTCCTTTCTTTGAAGCTGCCATTTTAGCTATAGATTCTGGTGAGTTTGGTGAACCTAGTCTATTACCCACCTTTCCTTTCTTAGCATCTGACATCTTCTTTATTACTGCGGCAGACAAGTGACCAGACTTACCTTTGTTCCAAGGTACACAGCCTGCTCTGAATCCACCATCGCCACCAGTAGTCATATTAGTAAGCTCAACACCCATACGTTTAAAGCATTTAATAATACCTTCCTCTAAAGCAAAGGCAATCTTCTGAGATGAGCAAGGTAGCTTTCCTTTTAATATGTTGTCTTTACCATACTTAGCCACTATGTTATTGTAGTGACTGTTGCGTTTACCTGTGCTGTTAGCTCTTCTGGCTATACCTTTACCTACATAGAATGGAGTACCATCAGGCTTACAGTGTATATACCCATAAGAAACTGCATTAAGCGTTAGGTTTTCTGCACTACTCTTTATTGTACTCATACTATATTCCTATGGTTTCGGGTGTGCGACTTTGATAGCTGCTATGCCATCACGCCACGTTGTTGTATTGTTGACTAAATCGTCATACCGCATTTCGTCTTGATTGAGTAAGTCGTATTTAGCTTTGCGAGTTCTAGCGTATTCTTGTGAATCGTAGATACCTTGTGCTTCTGTTGTAGCTGTATCAATATCTGCATCGCTAGGTTGTGCTGTTGATGATAGCCATTCTTTTATGTAGACAACACCATCACCATCATCTTGTAGTGTGAAATCCAATTGAGGTGTAAATCCTAATTTCTTTAATCCGTGTGATGTAATCATAATTTATTCCTTAATGAAAAAGCCTTCAAATGCGGTGTCTGGATAATTTGACCGTACTGCGAGTGTATTGTTCTCATACACTACCCCACGAGCTGTATTACTTGAACCATTAAAATAAACCAAACCAGCTGCTATTGCCGTGTTGTATCTGTTGTGGGAGAAACTACCATTTAAAACAGTATCACTCGATTCGTTAATCACACGTACATCATAAATAGTAAAATCAGTATCCCCGTGTAGCCTCACAACAAGGTTTAAGTAATACCACCCTGCTTTTGTTGGTTGGAATGTATAAGTAGTTGTATTAAAAAAGGAGTCAGTGTCCACCACTGTGGTATCAAACGTAATGGTAGTGTTTGTGTCAGCCGATACTGACTGATTTCCTCCACCCAGCTTAACTCTGAATAGACTTGTTAGATTAGTAAGACTAGCACCACTAATTGCTGGTAAAGCACCAGTTAATTTACTAGCTGCTAAAGCTGCTATATGAGAATCATCTACAGCACCATCAATAAGTTCTGCCGAGTCAACTGAGTTAGCTGCTAGTGTTCCAGCATCGACTGTTCCATCAGGAAGTCCACCGACTGCTAGTCCTGTTACTGTGCCACTTCCATTAATTACTATTGCCATCTGTTACTCCTATGGTGTGCTTGCCGCATCACGTTCTGTGCGTGTCTGGTAGTCTGCTCTTGCTGTTACTAATGTTACAAAGTCTGCTTGATTGCTTGGAATAGAGTCTGTGAATGAAGCATCATTCATAAGTTTCGTAGTCCATTCAGATTGCATCCTCTTCCAGCAGTTGTTCTTCTTACCTGTCACTGCGTCTTGAACCCAGTCATTAATACTGAGTAAGTCATTAAGCATTACTGCCTGTTCTGTGTCTGTTACTTCCACTGTTAGTGTTAGTGTTGCCATTCGTGTATCTCCTTTATGATGGGTTATTTCGCCCGGTTATTAACAGACTAAGTAGCCTGAGAAGTATGAATTACCACTTAGGTCAGTTTGTGCGGTGCCGCTGCCCTGATGAACAAATATGTATACAGTATCATTTGCATCCATATCTGCTAAAACGGAGAGTTGCTGATGCCAATACACCGGGTCACTGGCTAAAGCTCCGGGGTCTATAACACACTCATAGGCTCTATTAGAAGTTGACATACTTATAATATAATAGCTGGAAGCTTCATCAACATAAGTAAGATATAAAGAAAGATTGAGTTGGTATTTTCCTGAAACAGGTGCTGTAAAAGTATTTGAAGCAAAGTCTGAATTCTGGTCAAATATTTCTGTACCTAGAACCATAGTCACCTGAGAACCAACAGCTATATCACTTTGAGTTGATGTAGGTTTAACTGAGAAAGCTGGTTGTAATGGCATAGTAACTGCACCAGTATTATCAATAGTCATAGCAGTAGTCCAACTAATAGCTGCATCTGCTGAACCTGACGGCGCTACTTGGAGTAGTATTTCTCCACCTAACTGCGTGATTGTGGTTGCCGCTGCTGTAATTTGGTAAGCTGGTCCACCACCAGAACTATAATACATATTAGAGCCAGTAATAAAATGTCCACTAGTAGCAGTTGACTGAGATATAATACTTCCTCGGTCAAACTCTATCGTATCAAATGCAGCGTGTGTGTCGTGAGGTGTAGCACCAATACCTACATTACCAGTAAATTCTGGACTAGCCAACGGTGCTTTTAAAGCAACTTCAGTAGTTGTTGCTAGAGTAGCTGTTGAATCAGGTAGTGTTATCGTTCTGTCTGTACTCGTATTCGGAGCTGTGACTGTAATGACACCACTTCCTGATGCGTGTCCTGTAATTTTTACTTTAGCCATCTATATCTCCTATGCGATTACCCAAGTGCTTCCACTTGGTACTGTGACTGACACGCCACTATTAATTGTTACAGCACCAGCACTTAAAGCATTGTTACCACTTGTAATTGAGTAGTTAGCAGCTATTGTGTGTGCGTGTTCGTATAAGCCTTTTGTTGTTTCGTTGGCATCTGTGTCAAGTGTTGCCCAAGAAGCATCTGAAGCATCTGTGGTTAAGAATTTTCCAGAGTTACCTGACTGTGAAGGAAGAGCGTCTACTTCTGCCCAAGTCATACCGCCTGTGTCACCAGACTGTGCCGATAAGAAGTAACCATTACTAGGTGCGTTGCTTATTTTAAGGTTAGCCTCGTCTACTATGTTGTCTGCAATAACTGTAGCACCATCTGCGGTACTTGTTACTTCACCTGAGTGATTAGGGTGAACATAGTTATTAGAACTAGCAGCTATACCATCTAACTTAGTACCATCTGTAGCTACATCTCTACCATCAAAGGTTGAGTTAGTAGTAATAGCACCTGTCATAGCACCACCTGCTTTAGGAAGTGCTGCGTTAGCTGTTGTGTTACCTGTAACTCCAGTAGCTATATCTGTATTAATTGAGTTGGCTAACTTAGCAGCGGTTACTTGGTCATCTACTAATAAGTTAGCAATGGTTACTTTCTTAGAAGTACCACCATCATTAATTAATAGTTCTTCAGCACCATCTGTTGTAGTTAATGCTGTTAGTGCTGATACTTTAATTTGTGCCATTTGTTACTCCGCTATAATGTAGTAATTTAAAAAATTGTTATTAGGGTCAACAAGAGCTTCTGTTGCTAGATAAAATCCATTTTCAGTTTGTATTTCTAAGGCTGATGTTTGTGTAGGGTCAAAATCTCTTTCCCATTGCCTTTTGTTGGACAACATAGCAAATGTTTTTTGCCTTTTCCAATACATCTTTGCCATTAAAGTCTAAACCTTAGTTTTCTGCGACCAATTCTTTGTCTGTCTGTTAAAGACCTAATTTGCTCTTGCACTTCTTTAATAAGAGGCGTGTATTTAGTAACAACTGTGTCAGATTTTTTCTTACTGATTCTGCCAGATGGCGTACCCTCATACGAGCCACCTTGTACTCTAGAACGAGATTCGCTTGGAGTTTTTGAACTTGAGTGTTCATATTCATAATCTGTAGCCTCTGTTTTGCTTTGTTCGTTGTTTGATTTAAGCTGTTTACCACCATAAGTAGGTGCTTTAGCTTCTGATTTAATGTCCTCATGCTCTTCATCAGAGTCCATAAGACCATCTAGCATGTCCATTAATGAGTCTAATTCTGTTTCTGGCTCTGGATCATTGGCAAATTTAAGGGCGTTTTCTTCTCTAAACTCATCAATAGAGGGAGTATCTTCATCATTCTCATTATAATACTGCTCATAGGTTTCTTCTAGCATCCTTGACCATATTTCCATGATCCTAGCCTTAAAGCGATCTATCTCTAATAAGCTAGAAGTATCTGACTTTTCAATAGTATCTTCAAATATGTCCACTAAATTTATCCTTATATGTGCCGTTTTTGGTTTCGCTAATGCGTTTGCGTTCTCTTTGATTCCATTGTGTCGATTCATATCCAAACGATGGGCGTATATCAGTATTAATAGTCATAATAACTTGACCTTTACTACCGCAGTCTGGACATTCTTTCTTTACTTCTCTTTCTTTATATGAACATAATTCTTCAAATATATGTCCAGATTTACATTCGTAATCGTAATAAGGCATAACTATCTATCCAATGCTTGTTTAAATTCTTCTAATTCATTTCTAAAAATTGTGCCAAATGGTAAATCTTTAGACCATTTTCTCATTGTATGTACATTTGCATTTTCACCACCTAGCAAATACCCGCCTATTACTTGATCAAGCCTACTTGTGTTCCACCAATCATTAATTTCTCGTGTTTCACCTGTAAGTTTTGCATATTCATACGAATCTTTTTTCCATTTTTGTACTTCTTTATCTTTATTTGCTGATTCTTTTAATCTGTTATGCCAATAAGGAGATGTTTCATTTAATCTATGTAGGGCTTCTCCAAAAAACATATCTCCTTCAAAATTACCTGTACTTCCACCTTCTCTTAATTTTTGTTCATTAATATAAGCTGTATTACCTATTACTTCACCATAATAAGGATGTTTTTTATTAAATTCTGCCTCTTGTTGAGGATTTGCCCTTGTAACACCATTTAAAATTAATTCTCTTAAACTAGGATGTGGGTTGCCAACTTTTAACATTCCTTTAATCATAACTATTCCTAATTAATTCAGAATAACCCCCTCGTTAGAAGGGGCTACAGCTTAACTAATTAAGCACCTGGAACTACAAACGCAACACCAGCATCGTTACGAAGTTCTGCAACTCCATAAAGAGTATCAGCAGTGAACAAATCACCTAAATACTCCTGCTTATATTGTGTTTGACTTCTTACGCCAACTTGTTCCGCAAGGACTAAAGCGTCTTTGTGGAATAAGCAACCAACTCTATCAGTTGCTGTATCAGCAGTAGTAGTAGTAGGACAATTAGATGAGATGTAAACATCAACACCATAAATCATACCAATCTTGCCAGTCTTAATTGCTTCACCATTACCAATGAACTGTTGCTCTGTGAATCTGCTGATTCCAAGCAAGTCATTCGCTGCAATTGGTGGCATTACGATATAACGATTGTCCATAGGAACATTCGCATTATCTAGTTTAAGAATCATTGCTCTGATTCCTGCATCCGTAATGGCTGCTGCGTTAGAAGAGTTACCAGTATAGAAAGCTGCACCAGTTGAACCGATGTATGCTTTCTCCCAAGCTGCTGCATTTGCACCTGCTACCGTTCCGCCTTGAAAACCTTCCCATAGTGTAACTAGGTCAGTGTCCACTTGCGTTGCCAAAGCAAAGCCAGCATCATCAGTATAGAACTTTCTCATTGATGCTAGTGATTGTACTTCTGCAATATCCTCAATTAGCTTAGAGTATTCATAATGCTTATTGATTGTTACTGTTACAGCCGAGTTAGTAGCAGCACTCAATGTTACTTGTGTGTTTGCTGCTTTTGCACTTGCTGCACCTCTAGAGGGCACTGGAATATATATTGTGTCGCCTTTTTTTCCTTTATGTGATAATTTTGTAACCAGATTAGCAGTTACTAAATTTGACTTGTACGCACCTATAACTTCATCACTCCACAACTCTGGGATGAAGTTATTCGCTACGGCAGCCGTGGTGTTATTTGTTCCTAACGCCATTTTACTTCTCCTATTATAGTATTATATTATTTAACCCTACCTTCTGCGTATGCTGACTGAATTTCATCTGCCAAAGTTGCATATCGGTTAGGGTCTGTTACCTGTAGATTGATTAAATCAGCTCTACGGTAAACCTTTTTGCCACCTACGGAATCTCCAGATGATCTGCTTTCAGAACTTGTCTTTTTCATTGCATTTTCTATCTTAGACCTTTCTTCAGCTACTGCTTCTTGGGTTTTTCCAGACATTTCTGTCTTAGAATACCAATCAAAAAGTTCTATAGCTAAATCTGATCTATATTCAGAATCTGCTTTACGAAACATTTCAGTTCTTGTTGCACTATCACCAATAAATTTTTGGAAGCCAGAATCTTTAACGGTTTCTTGCCAATCTGGATAAGCCTTATCTAAGGAATCCAAATT